TATCAAAATTTTGTAATGGAAAGCTATTTATAATAGATGCTACTTTTACGGCAAATACAAATTGAAAAGGCTGAAATGTTGCAGGAGAAACTACCGCAGCATAAAAGCCAAGAATACCGGTATAGGAAAGCCGTGCATCAGCATTAGTTGCGTCAAGTACAGGTGTTATCGTTGTTGCAGGAGTTGCATTGGTAGCGTAGTTATATTCTACACCTGCAAGTAAGTTCTGCTTTGCAAAATGATTATAACGTACAACAACATTTTTAAGCGCAGGATAATATGTCCACTTTCCACCGCTCAACCGTAAAAGATCACTATTCCCTAAATCTGTTTGAACATTAGATAAAGTGAAATCAGCCGTAAATGTACCAGATGTTTGAACCCCAAAAGCATTGTATTTAAAATAACGGTGATTTGTCGGAGTGCGTGAATATTCATTAATTTGTACAAACCAATATTGGCTACCACTAAATAAAAGCCTTGCTCCAAATGTCTGACATATCTTTTTTAATACATCATAACAACTTTGATATATGTAATTATTCTTTGTATCGCGATGGTAAAAGGCACGGTGCTGGATGACAGTTAATAAAGCGTAATCATTATTAGCACTATACGCTGTTGTGTTTTCATGCCAGTTAAAAATAGTATGTAATACCGGTAAACTATTTGCTACCAAATTTTCCTGTACAAAATCTAACTGATTAAGACAATTTAAAATATGCTGTACAATTGTGTCCTGCCCTTTGTATGGCCCAACCGCGCTGCGGTATTCCAAGGTTTTTAACCATCCCAATCCATCAATAGCAGATATCTGAGCCTCATAGCCAATTGACAAAGGTATGTCCTCAAATAGAACTAAGTCAGTAACAATATAACCATACCATTTAAAAGATACTGTTGTATTATCATCCTCGTATGCTGTCAACTCCATTGTAAACCTTCCCTCTACCGCTAAACCTATATCTAAAAGTAATGTTTGAAGTCCTGCTGAATTTATCAATAATGATAAAGTAAACCTTGATCCAATTATAGGAGTAAATCTCTCCTGACCTTGCACACTTTCGCTGTCGTATTGAAGATTTAAATTTATCGTATCAAATGTACCAACGGCACCAGAGTAAGCAGAATCTTTTATAGATACTGTTATCTTCCTTTTCTTCTCGTTATATACCGTAGCCTGATACCTTGCTGCCATTATTGTATTCTACTTAGTCCCTTTTGTGATCTGTTAAGTAATATAATCAAATCGTTTCCGCTAATCCTTGTCTCTAATGTGCCACCAACTCCCATGTTTCCCATCATTGACTTTAACTTTGACAATGGAGCAATTACCTCAGGATCAACCCTCGCATTTCTATTGTCCCCAACCATTGCCATAGTAGGACCAGTTGCAAGACCACCTTCAGCTAATGCAGGTGCGCCAATCTTCATAATAAGACTTTTTCCCAAACTACCCGCAAGAGCAGCAATAGCTGGTGCAATTGCTAACATAAAAGGAGATGGCGGAAGTCCTGCTAATGCTTTAGCAACAAAAACCTTTATCATATCACCAACTATTACGGCTATGCTTTGTCTAACCGCGGATGCTAAATCTTTCATAGATTTAAATCCACTTTCCGCTAAATTAGCAAATGCCTCAACTCCCATTACAAGTGATTTTTGCATTGGATTTAATAAATCATCAATGCTTTTTATAGTAGGTTCAATATTTTTAAATGATTTTGCTACATCTTCATTTGTCTGTTTTAATCTTTCATTTGCACCTGATACACTTTCTAATTTGTCTGGAAGTAAATCTAAAGTAGGTAATAAATTTACCGCACCTATTGGAGTAGTTTGAGTAGCTGCTCCAACACCGGCAGCACCTTTACCGGTTGCTTCTCCTCCACCTGTACCACCATCACCAAACACCAATTCTCCTGTACCTGTTGCACCACTTTTACCTGTACCACCTTTGCCCGGTGCGGCCATGAATAGGCTGGCTAATTTTCCTTTAAGACTATCAACTGTTTCTCCTATGCTTTTAAATCTTGTTTCAACAACCTTTTGTTCTTCCTGATACTTTGTCATTCCTGACAAATCAAATAACTCTAATCCTAATGATTTTTGAACACTATTAATGCCTTGCATTAATTTTGCAACATTGGAAAGAACTGCATTTTTTATGCTAATCCAAATATTTGTAAATTTATCTTTAAATGCCTTCCAGTTGTCATATACATATAAAGAAATAGCACCTATAGCAGCAATAGCAGCGGTGACACCAAGTATGGCAGGATTGGCAAGTATAAAAGTAAATGCTTTACTTACAGCACCTGCCATATTTGTAACAGTTGTAGATATAAGCCTAATAGTCCCTACCATTGCACCAAAAGTAGTAATTAATTTACCTACTATAAAAATAGCTGGGCCAATAGCTGCAACAATTAAACCAGCTTTTACAATAAAGCCTTGTGTCTCGGGATTAAGTGATTTAAATCCATTTACTAATTTTTGTATTCCTTCACTTAATGAAGCTGCTACGGCTTCTAAATTTAAACTTTCATTTATAGCCTTGCCAAGTTCAGCAAGTGATGCACCTACGTTATCTTTTAAATTATCAAATGTATTTCCTAATCCTCCATTAGCCCTTTCTAATTTACCTAATGCTCCAACTGTTCTTTCAATAAATATTTGACTACTTATTCCTGCGTCTCTTAATGCTTCAGCCGTCACTACACCAAATTCTTGCTTCATTACTTCAGCAAATTCTGGCAGCCTTTCTTTTATTTGATTTAAATCCTCCTGCGTAACTTGACCAACGGCACTTATTTGACCTAATGCCCTAATAACACCATCAAATGTATCGGCACCTTCTCCTGCCCTTGCTACGGCATTGCCAAATTGGGTAATAGTTTCCCTTGCTGCATCGGCATTCATACCAACACTTTGCAAAGTTGATGAAGCCTTAACTACCTCAGGAAGTGCCAAGCCTGGATTTTCAGCAACTTTGCGCAACTTTTCCATTTCAATAGCTGCATCTTGGCTACTGCCCATAATGGCAGTTAATCCATTCTGCAACTTCTCCATGTCGGCAAAGGATTTAAGGGCAGCGGTACCAAGGCCGATAATAGGAAGCGTTAATGACTGGGTTAAATTGCTTCCAATATTCTGCATATTTTGCCCAAACTTTGACATTGACCTTTCAACCTTGGCAAGTTCTTTGTCAAGGTTGGAAACATCTATTCCAAGTTTAAGATTTAATTTACCTAATGCCATTTATATCTCTTTATCCCATTTGTCAAATATTGTTTTGTCATTATTTGTCAAAGGTCTGTTAGTTTCTTTTTTAACAGGATTTTCCCAAGGGAATTCTATTAAATCTTTTGGCTTTAAACTCCTTCCCTTTGCCGTGTGAACATTGAGAAGCAAAGTTGTCTGCCATCTGATGCGCTCCCATTGAAATTGTTCTTTTAGTTCAAATTGATTATTATAACCTTGCATGGCTATAACAACCTCTCTGAAACTCATCTCATAGTATTGCGAAGGAGGAAACCTTAAAACTCCGAAACAAAATTGTTCGATAAATTCAAGTGTGAGTTCTCCACCTTCGCCACTACGTTTTTTTCATTCTCGTTTTCTGGTGGTGAAATCTCGTTAATTATCATTTCCATTATACGAGTTATACCTCCCATATCTGTATCTACAAGATCGCAGAATGATTGCAAGGTGTAAGGGCATTTCTCCCCTTTAGCCTTGTAACCATGTTCAACGCCTGTGTAAGCAAGTTCAAGGGCAAGCAAAAGGTCTTCGCCAAGTTGGGAAAGGTCGCTTAATTTTAGCTTCCTTTCCCGTAAAAATGTACCTAACACGAACATTCCAAATTTAATCGGAATAGTCGTGTTGGCAATTGTTATTGTTTTCATGTTAGGTAATTTTTACTATTTAGTTGTTTTTGTAATTGCGCCAGTAACCTCAAATGACGCTGAATAGCTTGTGTTTTCTTCTACCGCTGCGTTTAAGTCTAATGATGTACAAATAGCTTGCATGGTAAACACATTGTCGCCTGATACATCTGTTGTAAATTTAATAGTTAATGCCGTTCCGCTAATTAAATCAGTAAAAAGGTCATCAAACAAATAATTAGTAGATGAATCACCAGGACCTGCGTACAATGCCTCCGTTGAAAGAGTGCCTGATAGCTGACCTTTTTTAACTTCTCTCCATCCACCTGATGCGCTATCTTTTGTTAGAATTTCACGCATTGCGGCTGTAACGTTCATTTGGCAGGAAGTTGCGTAACCGATGGCGGTATTATCTTTATAAAGACGCATCAACGTACCATTAATAATGCCAGTAGTTGCCATGTTATTTTATTTTTTTGGTTTATTAATTTTCTCTTCTTCTTCATCTGTATCCTGACCTTGGAAATAATTTATAGGTACTGGGATTGGAATGTATACTGGTTCCTGCTGAGCCTCGGCTTTCTTAGGCATCTCCTCCACAACATAGCTTTCATCAAGTAGTTCTGCAATGCCATCTTTTATCAATTGTTCTCCATATTCAGATAAAAAAACACCAACCTTGCCAGGTGCCTTGCCATTCCATTCTTTTAGTAATCTTAATTTCATCGTTTCATTTTTGCCATAAAATCAATTGACATCCAATACACAGATAATTCAGCGTTATACACTTGGCTATCGCTGCTTATATATTTAATTGTTTGCACTTCTACACCTTCCGCAGTACCAACAAATCTGTCTAATCTATTTCTAATGAGATTAGAAATCTCTTGGGTATCATCGTAACTCTGCGTATAAACATCAATTTGTATATTTATTTCTTCAAGGTTACTTTGACCATCCTTGTAATCAACTGGTAAGCTATTTACAATAGTATAAACAACAAAAGGATATTGCACATCTTGCGGAGTGATGTCCGGATATACCTTTGTGCCAATATAAGCCGTTATATTTGCATCTGTGGTTAATCTACTATATATAAGTTTACCTATCATAATACTTGCCAAAAATTTTTAGGTCTTTCCATCATGATGTATATACATTCATCGCGCATTTTCTTAACCACTTGTTCCCTGCTTAAATTCCTTGCTTTCACTACAATTCTGTTATACCATGCCTTTGTACTTCCGTAAACCATGTGAGCGTAAAAGCCATTAGTGCCTTCTGTACTATTTATAGTACCTTTCATTGTTTTTCTCATATATAATGGCCCAATTGCACCTACTGCTTTTTTATATGACTTTAAATTTTTTGATAAATCAATAATAGATTTTCTTAAATTACCAGGCTGCACTAACATCCTTGCGCCATCATCTTTTTCCCATCCTTGCATTTTTTTATTTTTCCAAGGATTTATATTTAAATAATGTGGCTTTTTACTTACTGGCACTAAAGACTTATAAACATTTAAAGCAATTGGTATGGCTGATTCAATAACTCTTGTTCTTTCAGTGACTGTACATTGTTCCATTAAATCAGCAAATTCAATAACGGCATCAGCTAAACCTGTAACACGAAGGCTCATTCCTTGAAAACTTCTTCTACCCTTATAATTTACCTTCTGTAAATTTTTAAGGTGATTAATTTGTTTTTGAGTTAAATAAGCCATATCGTTATTTTTATCCTGCCCATATTTCAGGGCAGGAATATTTTAAGCTACTGTTATAGTAAGAGCTGAAGCGTTAAATTTAACCTCATCACCAACAGCAATTGATTTTGAAGTTG